TCTGATATAATATCAATCGCTTGTTTTAGAACATATCTTGAACTTTTACCGATATGGTCGCCGATTGTCGGTATAAACGCTTTCTGCGCCTCATACACAAAATGTGGTGTACCGTAAACGTGCAGTGAATCCGCACCGTTCATATTTCGTGTTGTTCGGCTGATTTCGTATATATGACCGTTTACGCTAACCAACATATTTTGACTGATTAGACGTGCCTTTTCGTCGTATGGATAGTCAAATTCAATACTTCCCGTATCGTTCAATATCCTTGTTTCTTTGACGTTATATGCGTTGTTCAGTACCTCACCTGTTTCAAAACTGTCTGTATATCTGTCGTGCAATCGCATAAATGTTATCTGTCCCATTTGTATATATCCTCCGTTTCTGTATTCCACACAGACTGTGGATAAAATGAAAATTCGACCGTTGCCGTCGTGGATAAATTTATTGTATTCGCCCCTGTTTCCAGTTCAAAAAAACTACCTTTGATTTTTTTCATAATACTGTTGCCGTTTACGTCTGTTACCGACTGTTTGTCGCAGTCAATAACGCAGTTTTCCGACACCGTAATACTGATACCGTTACAGGTTATCGTTGTAGGTTTTGTGACGTTTGTAGCACGCAAAACAGGTCTGACAGGACGGTCGCCTGTGTTATGTATTGTGCTGTCGCCTGCCGTTGTAATCGTGTAATATTCATTCGGTCCGATTGGTATTTCATCATCTAATTTGATGTTTTGGCTATCCAATATCGGACCGTCAAAAATATCAAATACCAACGCCGCCCACGTCTGCACCTTGAACGACACCGAAATGACCGCTTTGCGTCCGTAGTTTTCGGGTTTGTAGTCAATCGTTTCAATAACTGTTGCGTTCCATTTGACATTCGGTGTGTCGTCAAATATCAACTCACCGCGTCCCATTAACCACGTTGTGATTTTTGTGATTTTGCTGTTCAGTTCAGACATATCCGCCGCCGATATTTGCAAATTCATTTTAAATACACGGTTTTTATAAAATTCACGGTTGTACGCATTTGCCGTTGAAAAATCATATTCACCGTCTATATATGGGCTGTCATATGTCTGTATTTTCATTTCAGGTTTAATCGGACGTGACTGCGTTTGTACAGTCACGCCGAAATCGTTTGAATGTTTGTTTTTAAAATAAAATCCGTTTCGCATTTTCTACCTCCGCACATTATACATAGCTACCCAAAACGGCGCTGTCAGTCGTATTGATTGTGATTTTACTGTTGTTGTTATAGTTCTGCTGTTCAATCTTAATGCCCTTAATAGCCTCTATAATCTCACCTAACGTCTTAGTGATTTTATCATTGCCGCCGCTGACTTCTTGCGTTATATCCGCCACAATGCCCGTCACGTCGATACTGTCAATGTTGGTCGCAATGGACTTGATGAAATCAGCCTTGCTGTTTTCCAACGCGTCATATTCTGCCTCCAACTTCTCAATCGTGGCATTGTTCTTGACCTGTAATTGATACAGTTCTTCGTCACGTTGCAGTTGTTTCATTTGCTCTTGCAGTTCCTTGTATTTTTGTTGTCCTCGGTCTGTTACTGCATTTGCGTAAATATCCAACTGTGCCTGTGTTTCGGACATATCAGCCTTGCGGTCCTCAACCGTCCAACTGTCCTGTAGTGCCTGTTCCTGTGCAGAAAATTCATCACGTAATTTGTTGATGTAGTCCTGTTGTTGCTGTAGCATATCGTCAAACGATTCGCCCGCTTGGTCGAACATATCGTGATTTAGTTCAGTCATATTTTCGTTGTATTCTTTGCGGCTGATTAACCCCAAATCATAGTATTCCTGTGTATACTGCTGAATACGTTTTAAACCGGCGATATATTCTTCATCGGTCATACCGTAATACTTGCGTTGTTCTTCCAACCAGTTCTTTGACTGCTCCACACGCTCCGAATACATATCCGAACCTAATTCACTTTGGTACTTGTCGAACTCGTCCTGTGTCAACTCGCCGTTCGCCAATTCCTCACGGTGCCTGTCCATAACGCGGTTGTACGCATCAAGCGGACTGTCGCCGTTATCTTGCCAGTCGTTAAAATATGTATGTTCACTGATGTAGTCTTTGGATATGTCGTACTCTTTTTCAATTTGTTCTTTACGTTTGTCCAAATACTCCTCGTTCAGCTTATTTTTAGCCTCGACGTATTCCTTGTGACTGATTATACCCTGTGCGTACATTTGTTCGGTGTACGTCTGTATTCTGCCGATACCGGCGATATAATCGGCGGCACTCATACCGTTGTATTTTTCTTGGTGTTCCAACCAATCACGACTGTATTCGGTCATATTGTCGTATAACGTTGAACCTATACTTGACATTTCTGTCGTATAGTCCTCCCACGTCATACGTCCTGCCTCGACTTCCGCCATATTGCGGTCACGAATACGCGTAAACGCGTCGATAGGATTGTCACCGTTGTCGTCCCAGTCATTCAGTGCCGCGCGTTCTTCAATGTACGACTTTGACAGGTTGTTTAACTCCTGCGTGCGTTTCTGTGTCAGACTGAATATTTGTTCCTCAATATCGGCAATATCCTTGTCATTCGACTTGAATTTCTCTTGAAATTCTAACCACTTCTCTAATTCTTGTGCGGTCGTTACTGCGTGCGTTTTTGTGTAGTGCGTCCAATCGTCCTTGGCTGATGTAAACGCGTCCGAATTGTCTTTACCCGTTGCGTAATGCGGTATACCCATACCGTTCATTATCGCCTTGGTTTGCGACGCTGTGTACACCTTTGCGCCTTTTGACAATGGCAATACTACGTCCTTGCCCTGTGGTATAAATGCACGTCCTTTGTCAACGATTAATTCTCGTGGGTCAGATATACCCTTTTCATCATTAACCATTGCCAAACCGCCCTCGAAGTTTTGTGTACCTTTTGCCTTTGGTACTCCGCTTGGTGTCGCAACGGTACCTAATGTGTAGTTTATTGTACCTGTTGCAACGGCGTTTTCGGGTTTTGCAACATCACCTAATTTATAATCAATCGTGCCGTCTGCCTTTTCATTTTCCGGCTTTTCAACATCACCTTTTTCCCAGTTGATTTTACCGTCTGCGGTTATTTCGCCTAATTTGTTGCCGCCTAAATCGTTAATATCAAAACCGCCTGTATCTACATTGAATGTTATGGTAACTTGGTTGTTGCTGATTAATTCCTGTAGCTTTGAATCAGCCGTATCTAATACAGATATATCACCCTCGGCACTGACTTGTAATTGTACATTGCCTGCGTTATTTATTTCCTCGACAGCATTTTTTGCGTTCTCGATTGCAGACACATCACCGCTTGCGTCAATTTCAATATGTTTATCCTCAGGCAACAATCCCAAACTGTGCGCCAATGCGTCAACTTGCTCTGTGCTTAGTCCCAAATCGTCACCTAAACTTGATAGGTCTTTCACTAAACCACTTACATCACCCGACGCTACAGCCTGTTGAATATCAGAAAAACCGTTTTTCATTAATGCGGCTTTCGTGACTATTTCCTCTGACGTTAGTCCGATTTCTTTACCTTGTTTGACAAAATCATTTACAACAGCGTCCAATGCGTTATTATTAATTGCACCTTGTAGGTCTTGAAAACCGTTTTTAAACAGCGCTATTTGTGCGGCAATGTCTTGATTTTCAAACCCCAAATCGGTCATAGTTGATTTGATTTGTTTACATACATTATCAACTGCAATACCGCCACTTTCAAAGACTTCTTGCATATTCTTGAAACCGTTTAAGTTCATAGATTCCGATGTAACCACTTCCGCTACAGCTTGTAGTGATTCACGACCGTTATTTGCACGTTCGTCCATCTTTTCAATGCTTGTACTGATTTCGTTATATGCAGCTTTTATATTGTCAACCTGCTTTTGAACGTCTTTCATTTCTCCGAATGAAAACTTCTGACCTTGCATTTTTTCATATGCCTTTGAAAATTCACTGTCGGTCATTTCATTTACAAACGCATCTCTCGCTTGTATGGCTTTTTGGCGTCTTTCTTTGTCACCGCTTGCATACGCCGCAGTCATTTCTTCTTGCAGTTGTTGGTATTTTTCTTTAACATCAGTTGCTTGTTGCAACCATTGACTCATTTCTTCTTTTTGATTTTTGTAGTCCATACCGTAGGAACTACCTTTTTGAAGTGCGTCGTATCCCTCTGACACTGCTTTTTGTGCCTTTTTGCCTGATGTTAAATCCAATGCGTCTTTGATTTCATTCGCACTGTCTTGTGCGTTTGATACCGCCAATGCCAGTGCTGAATCAAATTCGCCTGTATCAATCATCAATTTTATAGTATCGTCATTTGTAGTCGCCTTGATTTCCTGCATAATGTCGTTTATGCGGTTTTTAGCGCTTTCGAGTTCTTCGGGATTTAATGTACCGCTGTTGATTGATTCGTTTAGTTTTTCGTATTCACTTCGCAGATTTTCCAAATGCGAAACTTGGTTGTCTGCGTCTTGCCACTGAGAATATAATTCCTTGTAGCTTTGACCCAATTTTGCGTTGTTTTCAATAGCCTCTGTAACGTGGTCGGCAACAACCTTATACCCTGCAACAACCGCCGCAGGCGCTAATACTGCACCGAATATCGGCGCTAATGCAGAAAATGAACTGCCTAACCCCGCAGTCGATACTTTTATCGCTGACGTTGCGTCTGCTATAATAGGCAATTTATCGCTGATTACTCCTAATCCCTCAACAAAATCGCCTGCACCCTTAATCACTCCGACACCGACTTTTGACAATGCACCTAAAGCAATGACCGTAGCACCAGTATTAACAACAGCACGTTTTTGCTCGTCGTCCATTTGCGACAATCCTTTTGCAAAATCAGCTACTGTGGTGCTTGCGTCTTTTATTGACGGCAACATTGTTTCGCCGATACTTCTTGCCGCCTCAATAATATTGTTTTTTGTGTTCGCCAATTTTGATGCGGTCGTTTCATTCTTTGCATTAAATTCTTCTTGCAATGCCGTATTTTCTTGGTATGCGGTGTTTGAACGATTGACACTCTCGGTTACTAAATCATAACCGTTGACTAATGCCATCATAGCCTGTATATCCTGTGTATTGTTTATGCCTAAATCATCTAACGCAACAGTTAGATTCTCGGCAGACTGCAAGCCTTTTAACAGTCCGTTAAATGCACCGGAGCTGTCAGTATTCCACTGCTTTTTAAACTCTTCCGCACTTTTACCGCTATACTTTGCGAATTTCGTCAAGCCCTCTCCGCCGCTTGCAACGGCTGTTTCTATGGATAGCCACGTACGACCTATCGCACTACCGCCCATTTGTGCCTCAATGCCTAATGATGATAGTGCGGCAGAATAACCCAACACGTCCGCCGCCGACATTCGTACAGATGAACCGTATTTACCCATACGCAATGCCATTTCCGCGATTTCCGATTCTGTTGTCGCACTGTGGTTACCCAAATCAACGATTGCACTGCCGATATTACGGATTTCGTTTTGACCGACACCCATAACATTCTGAAAACGTGCCAGTGTTGCGGCACCCTCTTCGCCGACAAGGTTTGTTGCTGAACCCATTTGTGCCATTACTTCCGTAAAGTCAATAATGTTTTCTTGTGATATACCCAACTGACCGCCCGCCGCCGCAAGTTCGTTTAGTTCAGTCGTTGTTTGTGGTATCGCGCCTCTGCCGTCAATACCTGTTGTTGACAAATCAATAATGCCTTGCTTTATTTTGGATAACTGTTCCGGTGTAGCGTCAACCGTCTTTTTAACTCCGGCAAAACTATCCTCAAAATCTATTGCAAACTTCGCACTTGCGACACCGCCTGCGGCAAGAGCCGTTGATGCGTATTGTATCGGTTTTGTTATCGTGTCAATACTTTCGCCGACTTCTTTTATACCTTTTCCGGTATCTTTAAGCTGACTTGCAAGACCTTGATATGCACTTGTGCTTTCTCTTACACCTTTCACACCATTTGTATTGCTTTGTGTTCGTTCCAATTCTTCGAGTTGTTGCGATACACCGCTTATTGTTGCCTCTAAATCCGACGCATCACCTCTTATTCTTACTACTAATTCCGCCGCGTCAGCCATTACAAATCACCTCACTACATTCCGTAAAACATTTTTAAATACGGGTCGTTTCCTGTATAGACCTCTTCCGTATCATCTTCCAAATCGTCTATCATTTTAAACAAAACAAACGGATTTTGCTTTGATATTACATTCGGCAATAACCCTCTTTGCCTAAACCAATCTGCATACAAAGTACGCAGTGGTTGGCTTTTTGAGGAATTACTGCCCTTTACTCGTTTTTTGTTGTCAACGCGTCTATATAGAATTTCCATAATTCCATACATAGTCTTGAATGTGTGCCTACATCAATGGCATCAATAATATCCTGCGTTGCGTCCGTTCCCTCGAACATATAGTCCACCGCCTCTCGGCAGATGTTTAACGGTCCGTTTTTATTTTCATCGTTATGTGCGTCATTAATAATACACATTGCCTCAAAGTCGAATGGCTTTGAAACGTATTTTTTATTATCGTGTTTAAATGTTAATGTGTGTTGCATAATATTCCTCCTAATTCATTGCATACAAAAAGCACGCTATATGCGTGCTTGACATACATTTTTTATTGTGTTATAATTTAGATATAAGAGGAACGGTAAACAGCCGTTTCTAATACATTAGTTTATATTTAGTGTAGAAAATATTTTCTACCCAAATAACCGTCCTATTGCGTTAGGGCGGTTATTTCTTTAATATCCATACAATAAGCAAAATCAATACAAGTTGTATTGTGGTTTCACTCATAATATTTCCTTTCCGAAACAGAGCCGCCACCGCTCCCCATATATCAAGGCTTTTCAGCCTATTTTTATTCTACACTATACCTCATATAATGTCAAATTACGTTTATTTTACAGTGCTTTCTTCACTGGATAGTAGTTCATATCCTTAAACCAGTTTTCCTCAAGTTCTGTCTTTGTAACGCCCTCCGGCAAATCGCTTTCGTCAAAGTATGCGTAATAGTTGTTGTCAAAATCACGTTGTACGGCTGTGTATGTAGCCTTTGCGGTTTGCTTTTCAGGCGCACCGCTTGACGCTTTTGTTTTGCCGCCTACGTTTGACGCAAAGCTGTACGAACCCTTGTAATATCTTACATAACGGTATGAGCCGTCGGATTTCATAATTCTCCACGCAACACCGAAATAAACGGTTTTTGTATCGTTGCCGACCTCTACTACACCGTCTTTTTGTGTCAGTCCACGCCACATTGAATCAACTTCCGGTGGAATATCGGCATTTGTGATGTCGTGACCTAATTTTTCAATGTAGTTTGATGTTTCATACGCACCGTTATCGGCGTCAAAAACATCACTGCCGCCTGCGTCTGTCGGCGCAATTTCGACAGTACCTCTTAAATTGTACGGATCACCATATGTTGCACCCTCTGATGTGTCTGTTAAAACTGCGAAAAATGTGTACTTGTCCACACCTATTGTAGGTAGTGGTTTTCTTTTTGCTGTATTTGCCATAAATCAATCATTCCTTTCTACTACTTTCGTAAATCTCATTGTTTTGTGTTTTATACTCTTGTCGTCGGGATTGGGTACGTCCATTGTCATTTCGTGATAATATTCATTATCAGTCAACAATTTATATACCCTCTCCGACAATTCAAAACACGTTTGCGGATAATCGGCGTAAATATCAATCTGAACAGTCGTATCATTCGTAACGACCGTATTGTCATATGACATTGAGCCTTTGTCCGTTAGCGTGTAATATGCTATTGCAGGCAATTTATTAAAATTATCGGGATATGCAAAACATACACTTACACCGTCTATTTGCTTTAAAATGTCCCGCAATTCCAAACCAATATCAAACACCGTATCACCCTCCCTACGCTAACACAAATACTTCGTATTTGCTCGCTATAACTCGTTTCACGAGTTATACACCTCCTTAAACTTAGCGATTATCTCGCTGATGTTATTTTTCAGTGCAGGTACGAGGAACGGCTGTGGTGCTTGCCCCGACGTTGTGTAAAATCGACCGCCACTGTAATACGTCCAGTGTCTTTTTGACGTATGCGAAACAGATTTGTCGCCCTTTGAGCCTGTGCCGAATTCGACATAAATACCGTAATCGGCAGTCGGACCGATTGCAACGCTGTCACCGTCCACTTGGCTTACGATACTGCCCTTTAAACGTCCTGTTGCAACAGGACAGTTTGCCACTGCGTGCGCTCTTACGACTTCGCCCGCCATTGCCAAACCTCGCTGTATTTTATCGCCCGACGCATACTGTGTCAGCTTATCAACAACGTTGTCTATCCCCTCGATTGAAAAATTCATTTCAGCCTACTCCTTTCGAGCATTGCTACCAAACCGCTGTCCCATTTCTGCACATATGTTATATCATATATGTCGCCGTCATATTCAACCCTGTTACCGACCTTTACGTCGTCTGACATATCGCAGAACATACGCATTTGACATTCTATATCCAAACCGTATTGCTCTCTTGCTCTGCCACCACTGTACGGTTGTACATCGGCTTTAATTTCGGACAATACAGTCTTTTCGGTTTTACCTGTATAGTCGTCAATTTCGTATTCTGCGATTATAACAGTTTTATCGTAAAAATCACTGAATACTGATGTCACTCGGAACACGCCCCTTTCGTTTACGGAACGGGTCAAGGCGTTTATAATAGTTGCTGAAAATCTTGTCATTGTCGGTTTCGGCATATGTGACGGAACGTTCGCCCTCACTTCTGCTCTTGACTACTTCGGGACTTTTACTGTCCCCGTAACCTTTCGCCCTGTACATATCCGCCGCAATCTTCGGAACAAGGCTTTCAAGCTGACGTGGCAGTACATCAATATGACAATACGCCATAATCATATTAACCGTGTCCTCAATCAAAAAGGACAACAAGCTGTCTTGCTCGTCGTCCTTAATTCCCAACAACATTTTTAGTGTCCCCAACTGTTCCATATTATTCACCGCTTACAACGTCGGTACTGCCCGACTTTCTCGCTTTGCCGTCTGCGGTAACTTCCGCAACTGTAATCTTGTGACCGTTTGTCGCAGTGATTTCGTCACCGTTGTTAAACTCTGTCCACTTTGACAAATCGTCGTCATACGCAACACTTGGAGCGGTGCTTGCGGCAGTCTTGTAAACCAACTTGTGACCGCCGATAGGCTTTGGCGATACCGTAATAACAGTGTTGCCTGTTGTGCCGGCAACCGATTCAACGTCCAATTCACCCATCGCCGGAACACCGTTCTTAAATGCGGCAAATGCGTCGTCCTTAACAACAAGGAAACCTAAACGCATAGTAGCCTTAATAGCTACCATATCTTGCTCGGCAAGTGATAGCGGTTTACCGTCACTGTCAAGAGTGCCTTGTAGTGTAGCCTCGGTAAGAATTTCGTAATTGATACCTGCACGCATACCGACAACGGCATACTTGAAGTTACCTGTGATAATATCGGCACGTTTGTTGTCCCACGCACCGTTACGTACAAATTCGATAGGCTGACCGTACAGCTCACCGCCTGTTGTACCGTTGACATATGCAGGTGCGCCGTTTGCGTCACGCAATTTTCTCAGCATATTCTTAACACCGATACGACCGATAAATCCCGACGGGTCATAGCCGTTTTCTTCAATCATTGACATTGCGTCAGATATAGCAATATCAATATTTGTGTTGTCTGTAACAACCATATGCTTGCTGTCTATAGCGTTCATAATGTTTGTCTTGAACGGCGAATTTGTACCGAAAATGCACGCCGCGTCAATCGCTCTGTAGAATGCCTCTGCGATTTCCGGCTTTAGTTCTTCAAATACGCTGATAGTCGTATCTTCCAACTTTTCCTTTGTTACCGGAATAATAACGGCTAACTTCTTAGCCTCGATTTCAGGGTGAATCCAAGTAGCACCGCTTGTTTTAATTCTCTCACCCTCACCGACCCAGTAAGCACCCGGACCGTCTGTAAGTACGTTAAACTTCTTTTTCTCGTGTTTCATTTCCTCGACTTTCGCCATTCTTAAAACACTTGAACCCCTTGTCACCATTTTGATGATGTCTGTTGCTTGCTCGACAGGCACAAAACCTGTCAATTCATTTTTCAAATAACTCATTTACACTTCACTCCTTATCTCTGATTTTCTCTGATTATGTCCATAAAACTGCCTGTGTTGTGACCGCCACTGCCACCGTTTAAATTCGGTGTTTTGCCCTTTAAACGCTCGGTAACACCTGCTTGTACATCTTTGTCATAGCTTTCTTTTATCTTGTCGATAACCGCCTTTGTGCTATCCTTGTCCTCTGCTATGATGTACTTTGCAATCTCGGCAGACAATCCGACTTTGGCAAGTTCCGTTTCGGCATATGCAACGATTTTTTCACGTTCAAACTCCGCCTTTTCTTTTTCAAAATCCTCTCTTGCCTTGTCGTCCTCTTCCTTTTTGCGTTGGTCTGCCGATAGCTTAGCTTTTCTCGCGCCCTCGTTTTCAGCGTCCATTAGCTTTTGTTCAAGGTCCTTTTCCCATTCAGCCTTTGCTTTTGCCACTGCGTCCTCAATCGCCTTGCCCTCGTCGCCTGTCGCTGGTGTCGGTGGTGTCGGGTCTGCCGGTGGTGTTGGATTTGGTGTTGGATTTGGTGTTGGCTCTGCCATTCAAATCATTCCTTTCTAAAAAAAATTGTATAAAAATAAGACGTATAACCCCACGTCTAACAGGGAGATAATCGGATCACCATTCCTTTCTTCTATGTGTATGTTGTGCCTACTCTCACACTATCACCGCCTTTCAATGTATCAAAAAAGCACGTCTAACAACGTGCTTTATATTTATCCTGTTTTCAAAAGTCTTTTCTTGCGAATATTATCTATATATGTCTTATACTCGCATTCACAACGTTTTAAGTCCTCAACTTGTTCTGATTTTGTCTGATGTCTACTTCGTTCAATCCTTAATCTTTCCTGTTCTTCCAAATACATTATTGTTTCGTCTATATCTTCACTTGTAAATCCCTCAAATTGTGATAAGTCAACAGGTCTGTCATCTATAAGAAAATTAGGCATTTAAACCACCTCCCAAAAATATATTTTATGATTTTCTTTTAATTTTGCTAATGCTTTTAACTGTGCTTCTTTTTCAGAATAACCATTACTTGCAAACTTGCTTACGTATAGATTATATAACTCTATAGAAACTTCCTGTTCCGAAGTATACGAATACAAAGTTCCGTCGTGACAAGCAACAAAAGCTTTACTATATCCCTGTTCAAAGAAACAATTAAAATCTGTTGCACTCGGCGGCATACTTGCAGGGTGGGAATGTATGGCATAAATATTTCCATATCGTGCCAAAACCTTATTCCGACGTTTAGACTTAACAACACCGCTTGTTTCTTTTTCATTAAGTGCGCTTGCTATAATTTCACCCGTATTACCGTCAATCCAATACATATCTTCAAACTTTGTGCCGCTTCTGTGCTTTAACGCCGCTTTTGCACAATCATATAATGTTTTATTAACCGCTTTATTTTCACTTATATTATCAAACTTACGTTTATATTCTCCGCTTTCAATATAAGTTTTATTCACAAGTGTAACTTTATTTCTTCCATATCTTTGGTTTTCAAGTGCAACCGAACCACTCCTTGCTTTTATTATACCACGTTTTTCACTATTTGCAACATATTTTAACGCATTTTTTTGCTCGTCCGACAAACTGTTTTTCCATTCGTTAAATGTCATACCGCCGTCAACCTTGTAATTTTCACCCGTCAACGGGTCACGGGCGATACGAGTTGACAAATTCACATCTGCCATAATCGTAACACAACGGCAACGCGGGTGAATAGGCGGATAATTTTCGCCCTCAACCGCTTTATCCGTATCAAACACGCTACCGTCAAGACTTCCGCACCTGTCACACGTCAATTCAGACAGTGCCGCAACAAAACGATACTGTTTTATACCGATTTCCTCATATGCCATTTTCTGCCCTTGGTTCATAAAATGTGCCGTTTCACTTCGTACAAGTGTTTCGGCTGATGTTCGTATTCCACCCGGTGCAGTATCTTTGACGTAATCAATCAGCTTATCAGTCATACGGCTTACACTGTGACCGCTGATTATACCGTCCTCAATCGTCTGTCCGACTGCCTGTATAAATCTGTCGTTATGTATCCACACTCTCTCGCTGTAGTTGTGACCGTGCCACGGCTCTCTTAATACCATATTAACCGCCTTTTGCGGTACAAGTGAAAAATCAATACCGCAGTTTAAACCTTGTGCAGTATCAAATATGTTTGTATAATAAGCCGTTTTTACTGCACTGTCATACAGTTTCTTTTGCTCTTTTATAGCCTCATTCGCAACGTGTCTGAAATAGATGTACACATTACGTTTCAATCCCTCTAATCTGCTAATTCTCGCACCGTATGACTGTGCATTTATGCGGTTTAGAATTTCTTTTTTGACTGTCTTGTCGTCTGTTTCGTCGTACAGTTCGAGCAGTTCTTCATACTGCTTGTCGCTGTCGGCTATACTCATCAGCCGACGTGCCTCTTTTTCGGGTATATCGGTTGAAATATAGGCTTTGAACGTTTTCTCAATGTCATTGTTTATATTCTTGATTGCTCGCTCATATGCCTTAATTACACCGTCCTTAACGCTGTCCGCTTGCGATTGTAAATATGTTTCAACTTCAACGGCACGTTGCACCCAATATGCCTTACTCTTCATTGTAGTTTACTTTCCTTGCCGAATTTTCAGCGATACGCATATCTTCGGCGGACTTTTCCGCTTGTTCTCTGCGTGCAATTTCAACTTCTTCCTTTGCGTCTGTGATGAATGGCAAACGCTCTAAAAGTGTTTCATCTGACGCAAGACCTTTGAGGTAATTAATCATCTGTGCAATTTCCAACTCATTCGCAGGCAAGTTATACGTAAATCCAATGTCAACTCTGTGCGACGGCACTTCTTTCATTGCATTTAATGTCACTAAGAAATTATTGTAAATCTCTAAACGTTTTCTCAACGTCTTAGCGAAGTTACGTTCTTTGTTCTTGACGTGCTGTTCAAATCCCAACAGCTTATACTTTATTGCCACACCCGACAAGTTGTTACCGAAACTTTCGTCCGACAGGTCGGGAACGTGTGACAAACGGTGTATATCGTCCTTGATGTCGTCACGCAACACCTTTGTATCAGCCTCGTTCAGTACCTTTGACAGATACTCCGCCTTTGCGTCACCGTCACCCATTAAGATACGTTCTACCAATAATTTTTTTGCCTGTTCGGTGTCAAGGTCGCAATTACACAAAAACAACAGCGAATTAACAAATTGCTCTTTGTCGTTTATTCGGTCTGACATCAACACATTGTATGCGTCAATCTGTGTTATCAACTGTTCAAAATCGCCCTGCATTTCCGTATTATTTCTGTATTCGATAATAGGTACATCGAAAAAGTAATGCGGTTCAACATTTTGCAATGACAATGCCGTATAGCTGTCAAGACCTGTGTATGTATATATAAACGATTCGTCATACACACGACAAATACTGCCTGTGCAGTAGCCGTCAAGGTCGTATTTCTTGTAGTAATACACCGCAAACAACGGCTTTTCAAATGCCGACTGTGAGTAACATACAAATGTATGCTCCGGATCCAATCGTACACTTCTCGGCTTGCTGTTTTCGTCCGCATATATCAACTCGTACGCCCTGCCGTAAATACTCATATTTTTCACAATCTCGCTGTCCACACTCGGAATGTCCTGTTCCAAATATGCGTTTTTGATTGCCTCAATGTCGTAATCGTCCGACACTGCATATGTTACAGGATTGCCAACCAAATAACTTTGCGTCATATCCGTTATGTACTTTGCGTGATTACACATTATACGGTTGTTTGCCACGTTTTTGCCCCTTTTTCTGCGATTTAAAATACGGTGGTCGCCCATATAGTAATCGTGTAACAATCGGTATCTCTGTCGCTCTCGTTCGTGCCGTTCAATCAATTTTGTTATGATGAACGGTGTCACACCGCCCGCAACTATATCTTCATCAATTATCATATTCCGTACTCCTCTCTTGAATAGATTTTAGCTTTCTTATCCTTGCGCCAACTCTCAACGCCGTACCTCAACGCCGCCATTGCGTCGTCAAAAACGTTGACAGGTTCGTCTGTATACTCGCCCGACTTCTCGTCCACTCGCCAACGCCATTGCTGTATCTCTTTGATTACATTCACGCAAGACGGATGAATATGTATCTTTCTGCCTTTTAACCAGTCAATCTGCGATTGTATGCTGTTCGGATTTTTAACAACTGCCCTTGCGCGATAGCCTGCCTTTCGCCACATTTTTATACGGTCCGGCTCTGCACTGTCGCACCACATTGCAAGACTTTTGCTGAACTTCCCGTCAGCTTTTTGGATAATCTCTGTTGTGTCCATTTCGTGTACATACAGTTCATTACAAACGTAAATATCACCGTCCTTATAACCTAACGTCAATATAGCATTTGCGTGATTAAATCCGAAGTCCTGTCCTATCGCCATAGCGTCAAAACGGCTCATATCTGTTTCAAATTCCTCAATGCGATAGTTCGAGAATATCAATCCGCCTGTTTCGCCCCATTCGCCCAAGCCGTAAATCCTGTAGCCCTCAGGGTCAACCTCTTTACGACGTAGCATACGTTGTCTGTATGCCTCGTCACAAAATCGGTTTGTTAAATATGTGCTTTGGTGCGTTAAGACGTTATCGTCCTGTATATCGAAAAACACTTTCTTTATCCAGTGACTTGACGATACAGGGTTAAATGTCAATTTTATCTGATAAAAAAGACCGTCGGGGAGTTCACCTCTCAAACGGTCATCTATAATTTCAAAATCCTGTTGCACAAGCTCCGTAGCCTCTTCAATCCATACGTCCGTTAATTTTCCGTTTGCAAATGTGATTGATTTCAGCTTTTCGCGTTGTTTGTTATCGTTTACACCACGAAATATAATCTTGTTGCCGTTTATACAGGTGAACGACAACGGGCTTTGCGTAACTCTCCACGCTCTGCCAACGCCCATACGGTTTATGGCACTTTCAAGCTCCGCAAACGTACTGTCACGGTTTGTTATATCGGACTTTCTCACACATACCAAATTACGCCCTTTGTCACGCATTAAACGCAATATGTACAGTTGTGCAGTATCAACACTCTTGCCACTTCCAGCACTGCCTTTCATTACAACGTAACGTTTCTTGCATTGATGTACAGGTTTGAATATCGGATTGAACGGTACTGTTATTTTGTTCATTCGTCACCGCCTCCGTAATCAATTTTAATGCTGTAGTCCATATCACCGTCAACATTCAGCTTTTCTGTAAACAATGCGTAGTATTTACCCAACATTTCCGCCGCTTTGTTTACGTCCGACACCTTTGTCGGTATTTCAACACATATCGGTTGCTCCGCCTCGTCAGTGACTTTCTTGCCATTGTCGTCATAGTGTGATTTACGTGCTTTACACGTCACAACAACCGTTTCGGGTTTCTCACGTCGCATAACAGCCGTAAGCGTTTTTAAGACCTCATCTTGTTTGGCGATAAGAGCGTCCTCTTTCTCTTTCAGCCGTTTTTGTATGTATTCTTGAATTTCAGGTTTCTTCAAGTTCTCATTTCCAATCGAATACGCCGTCTTTTCCGAATATCCCGCTCTTAACGCCGCTTGTGTCGCGTTCAAATCAATCAAATATTCCTCACAAAACAACTTTTGCTTTTCAGTCACTCTTATCACCTCGCTTTCACATTTTCCGATTAACTACATCGTATATCCGTTTTTTGTCAACGCACGTTCTAACGCTCTGCGCTTGTGCCGGCACTCGCACCATTTACGATTATTAAATCGCCATTTGCGTATAAATAGCCATTTTTTAAATTTATATCTGTATGTACTCATTGCACACCCTCGCTTTCTGTTTGTATATCACTTAAATCAATCTTACCGCTCATCAGTTCCGGTAATAGTGCATCTCTTAGTTCGACTAAATATCTGTTTTCCTCGATGTTTAGGTAGTATATGTGTTGTTTCCACATATTGAATATCAGCATAAAAATGCTCGAAATATTTTCTTTGCTGTTGTTTGAAAATACTATTTCATTTTTCTTTTTTGTCGTTCTGAAATAGTCACTTTTCACAATCTTTTTGCCACATAGTTTCTCTGTTAATTCTGATAATCCATCTGATGTACTATTGTCTTGCTTTAGCGTTTCCACATCAAAACCTATTGATTTAGCGATAGTTTCGTTTATTGTCAATTTGCAAGTGTTTTTTTCAGCTATAACACGGTTCAAATCATTCACTATATCGACATACGGTCTATGCACTTCTTCCACCGTATCAAAATCTATATATCGACTCGGTATCAATACATAATCATTGTTTTTTATTTCTTCAATGCTTACAGATTTACAATAACCGGCTACATTTCCACGCTGTTCAATTTGCAGTAATACGTCTTGAACTTGACTTTCTGTTATAATCTTAACTTCTTTGGCGTATGTTCTGTTTGTATGGCTTGCCCCTCCGTACTGCCCGTTTTGCATTCGCTGTTCAATTTCATATTTCTGTCGTAGGTCAATCATTTCCACTGTCGAATGTTGTTTGTTTTTGTTGAATGTAATAATACACGTTGGTATTGACGTTACTTCAAACATTTTATCGGGGCATAAAATTATACTTTCGATAAAATTCATTTCGACTAAATATTTTTTTATTTGTTTCTCTTTTTTATTATCAGTGCTTAAAATGCCATTCGGCAGTATAAAACTTGCCTTGCTCTTGATTTCATTTAATGCCGTCAACACAAACGCATAATTTGCATTGCTTTCCGGCGGAATTTCACACTGTGAGAATCTATTCTGTAATTGTGCAAATACAGGTTGTTCCCATTTCATATTGTACGGCGGATTCGATATACAGACGTCAGCCTTAAATTCACTTTTACCGATTTCTGCAACTGTTGCAAATCTATCGCCTTTTTTTGTCCTGTACACTTTAAACGTTTCATCTGCCAATACATCACAATGCACGACCTCGGCATCAATATTTCTAATTGCCAAATTAAATAATAAAAACGGAATAACTCGCCTATCGTATTCCTTACAGATAAATTTTAAATTATTATTCTTATTCCATTTCTGAATCGTCAATGCTCCGCTACCGGCACATAAATCTAAACATATCTTTTCATCTTCATTTTTTGATAATTCAGCGACTGCCGTTGCAAGACTTTTTGGTGTGTAGTCTTGCATTTTCTCTTTACGGTCGGCAAAATAATATTGAAATATCATCTGCATATAATCTTTTGTTAAATCGGGACATATTGAAATCCAATCTTCGCATAACTTCTTACACTCATTATCATTTAACAATTTTGTTTTTAATTCATCTACAGCATCTTCAATCTTGCTTACATTGATAATATCTTTAAATTTTTCAACTAATTGCAATAATTCCATAGTTATGTCCCTTTCATTCAAAAATAAAAAACAGACTGCATATGATTGACATATACAATCTGTTTAATTGACTTAATATCTCCACTCCCACCAATCACACGAGATATTCACCCATCATCTCACGATGATACACTTACCTTTTTACGAAAATAATGAGCGGTAAGATATAGAACACAAAATATTGCACTGTATATATGTTTTGCATTATTTTTTGTTTGCTCATTCTTTTCGCATTATAAATTGTATCACACTTTTTTCGGCAAATTCGGCATTTTTAAAAATTTATTATGTTTTCTTCGTGGATAACTCTCATCGTAATGCCCTATCTTAAATGCAATCCACTGCCATGACGGCATTACGGTGCCGTCTATGTACCTGTATCGGAATATGCGACGTGTTTCACTGTCTAATATACCGGCAACAAACAATTCAATCTTGTTTTTTTGCCGCTCCAATCGTTGACGTAGTACAATATCAGATATATGTGTTGGCTCAACACCCGACACAGAAATACAGTGCTTGACGTACGGAAATTCAGCGTCAGAGCCTGTGACAGTACCGTGTACTGTATTACTGTTTATTCTGTCATTTACCTCGTTTAATTCTGCAACAATACTGCGATACTGTTTTAGCTCTTCTTTCGTCAAATCAATTCCTCCTGTCTAAATATTCAATACGTCCGTCGTAATAGAATGTCATACCGCATTCTTTTCTTACGACATCTTTAACCTCTTTCAGCTTGCCGTCCTGCATACCCATTAAAACATCTTTTATTGCCTGTCCTAATTCTGTTATACGTTTCTTCTTCCATTTCAACATTGAATAGAACGTATACAGGATTATAGGTGCATTGTTTTTCATTGCACACGTAACCATTTTAATATGGTCTTGCTCGGCAGTGCTTGTCTTGATTTTTAGTGGGTCAAAATCGTTCATCAGTTTTTCATAATCAAAATCACACTCATCTTTTAATTCCTCTGCGAGTTTATCAATATCGCGTTCACGGTTATACACAACCCCAATATATCGAATAACTCCCTCTATGTATTGACACACGCGTTTTTGACCCCATTTGCATTTTATACGCAGATATCACGCACCTACTACCACAAGATTGACAACACCCTCTGTTGTAACTTCGTTTTCAACAATCTTGTACGACTGCAATGCTTTCTTTCTATTGAATTTCTTAATATCGCGTTTCTTTGCAATTTCATCAAAATTTTTTAATATTCTTTCTTCTTCGGCGTTCTTTATCGCCTGCCTTACGGCTCTGCGTTTCTGCTTTAACTTCTTCGCTGTTTTATCCATATCAACACCTCACCAAATTCACCCTAACCACGTCAGGGTTTCTGTCTACAATCTTTGCTATTTCAAAATATGATAGGCCATCATCTCTTAATCTTTTCATTGTATCTAATTCTTTGTTGGTTACTCGTGTCTTTTTCTTGTTTTCAGAATTGCTTGCTTTATCCGATACATATTCCGGACACTTTGTTATTCTATACGAATCATACGTCTTGCGGTGTACCTTTTCAGCAGTCCAACCCTCAACAGGCTGAAAGCAACTGCTCCACGAACAACCACCACAAGCTTTCTGGCACGTCCAACATAATTGTTCTTTAGTCATTTTGCATCTCGTCTAATCTCTGAACATACTCGGTAAAATACCATAGCAGTTCATCTTCAAAGACTTTGATAGCTTCTTCGGCTTTTTCTTTGGTGGCGAAATATATTGTATTAGGTAATCGCATAATATAATAATACTCTGCGTACATTTCTTCAGAACTATAACTATATATAATAAACCACTTCTTTTTACTTTCATTGTTCCAATCTTCTACTGAAATAGGTTTGTCGTTCAACGCCTGCCATTGTCTTAGCTGACGGAGCAATCTGTCTGCACGAGCATTGTTCTCATCCTCCAGCAGTGCTGTAAGAAGAAGCAGATAATTTATACTGTCGCCGATTTTCTCGTCTCACATTTCTTTTGATATTGCCTTGCCCTGTTCGTAATCTTCGATTAGGTCGTATACACTGACAGTATGCTTTGACATCATACCGCCCAACGCTTTTACAGGCGTGCATTTCTGCAATTCACCCGCTATTTTGAAATTATGCAACCTGTCGTCAGTTGCGTATTCTTCTGCTTTACTGCATAGAACGCTTTTACACGTTTCTATGCGGTTGTTTATGATATTTTCAAATTGTTCAGCTTTCATATTTGTCACCTCTCATTTGCACGGCTCGTACTTTTTCTGAAACACATCAGGCTTACACGGGTAATATTCGCCTCGTAGTCCTCTGATGATGTAGTCACCTGCGCTTGCTACCATATCGCCCTCTAAGGTTTTTATTATCAGTACTCCGTTTGTAATAATAGCACTTTCATTTTTTACAAATCGCATAATCTCTGCTACATTTCTGCCCGTCCATTTCGTTGCCTCTATTTCACACGGCTTTGTTCTAAACTTCATTCTTGTTCCTCCAATTCAATCACCTTAAATATATCGCTTTGCTGTTTAGCACCGTCATTTTTATCAATCATACCCTGTTTTATTGCAGTATATAAATCAGCTAATCGCGCTATTATGAAACATTCCCCGCAATTAAATTCACCGCTGTTATACATATCATCATAGCATTTTGCAAACTTTTCGCCGTCGGTTACACATATATCCGACAATTCGTTTGCTTTAGCTTTGAGCCTATTTCTTGTAGCTTTATCAATCATCATTCAGCACTTCCTCAATGAACTTTTTAAATCCGTCAAATTCAGACGGTCTAAGGACTGTCACCGCACCGCCGGAAGTTAATATTTTATCTAAATGACTGCGTTGCAACGGTGCCAACTTACCGTGTTCGGCTTTGATTTCAACGCCTATAAATCTGCCGTTTGCACAAACAAGCAAATCGGGAACGCCCGCCCTTGTGCCTCCGCAACCGTAATATTTAACTACATAACAGCCTTTACTTCTAAGCCATTGCTTAACTCGATTTTCAAAATTCTTTTCCTCTGCCATCAGCAAAATTCCTTTCTGAATAGTTCGTCTGTATAATCCTTTCGCATTAACAGACACTCATATATCTTTTCTTCAACGCTCTTACGACACATCATTATGTGATAATAGCATTGTTTCTCTTGACCGATACGGCATATCCTCGCTTTTGATTGCTCAAACAGTTCCGAACGTTCCGGCAGAGAAAAATATATAATTCTGTTCGCCTTTTGGAAATTTAATCCCATTGCTCCGGCTTGATATTGTATCAACGTAACCGAATTATCGTTATTTTCGTATGCCTTTAAATCCTTAACTTGTCCGTTTACTATGCTTATCGGTCTGTCAGATACCGCTTTTTTCAGTGCCTCAAGTTCGGTATTGAAGTTATAAAATATAATAACCCTGTCAGATGTGGAATTAACTAAATCAATTAATCGTGATATTTTGTCCTTACTGTATGCACTGCATAACATTCTTGCATACAATCTTTTTGACAATGTACTGTCACCTGTCAATTCCTTATCATCTATCTTGATTATCCTGTCTTTCATAAACTTTTTGTAGTCTGATGAAACAGTCGAATATTCCTTTATAAACTTCTTTTCCGGTAACTTAATAACTTCTTCCGCCTTAGCGAATACCGCTCCGTATTCCTTTAGTTTTGCCTTTAATTCGCTTACATTCTTGTATC